GCATTTAGAATGAGAGGACAATCTGGATATGGTTCTGGATATGATATTGCATTAGATATATTTGAAGCAATACAATTAGCATACGGAGATAGTTTACCAGCTAATTTTCCAGATGTGACATCTAGCACTGAAATCCAATTATATTATAAATCAGGAAAAGAATCACTAGCAGATCGATACTTAAAAGATCTAGTAAAGAAAAACTTGATAAAAAGATCTCAAATTGTTGATGTGTATAGTAAAGCACTTCAACGTTTTTATAAAAAATATCAAGGAAATATTAAAGGCGACGTAGTAGAACCAGGAATTAATCCAGACGGCTCATTTAATACTAAAGAATTATTTCCAAGATTATCAGCATTAGAATTTAGATATTATGCAGATAGTGAACCATGGGATGCATTCATGTCATTAAATTATAAAAAAGATTATCTAATTATGGGTAAAGATGATTCGATTGATGAGTTAACTAAAATATTTAAAGATAAATTTAATATAGGAGCTCCTAATACCAAACCCAAAGCTACTAGTCAAGATTCTATGACAGCAACTCAATTAAAATCAGCATAGGAGAAGATAAATGAGAACACAATTATTATGTACATTTGCACATAGAAAGGATTTAGATCTGATAGTAGATTATGTTAAGAAGTCATATACAGTATCAGAGAAAAGAATGTTTGTGTTTTCTGATGCTAGTAATAGACATGACTTATATGTAACATATAATGTTCAGCCAGATGATTACGGTAAGACACCTAATACAATTATGATACATAGAAAGAAAGAAACAAATACATTGTATACAGTTAATGCATTGAATGTTATCATATTGAAGGCTAATAATGGTATATTGGACAAGAAATTTATCATCAATTGGCCAAATTATGAAAACTCATTGTTACTAACCGATGGTGATGAATTAAGACATATACATTTAGATTTACACAAAAGAATTGATATATAAAAAAGGAAAAAATGATTAAACTAAAAACATTACTAACAGAAGCACTTAACATATCAAGTATTGAAGCAGAATTAATATCACTTAATGATGAGTATCCTCAGTATGGATATGGATTAGGACGTTATATGGGAAGTGGTATTCCAGAAGATGCATATGATTTTCCGGGAGGAAACAAAAAAGAAGCTGATGAATTTTATGATAAGGCAGTTGATATTGTACGACAGGTTAGTCCAAATTTTGATAAAAGCGTTAATAACGGATTTGATTCATATATGAAAGAGTTTGGAAAAATTGGATTCTTCGAAGGATAAATTAGGATATTAAAGATATTTTCATTATATTTATATTAATAAAACAATAGAATGGGAGAAAGACAATGATGACAAAATTAGACCCAAATGATGTGCAAACATTTTATAAAGCAATTGATTCGTATATTGATGCGGTATCAAAAGCAGGTAGACAAGATATTTTAAATGGATTATATGACATGTTCATGGATAATGATTATGCAATAGAAATTGAAAAGATGATGGAATCTAAAGTCAGTGATAAGCCATTATTGAAAGAATTTAAAAGAATAGGCGGCACAAAATAATAAGGATTAGAGTTTAGCCATAATTAAACTCAAAATTAAAAAATAAAAAATAGCAGTTAAAAACTTTTTTGCAACTTTTTTCAATAATGCTTAGGAAATACGAAATAAAGTTGTTATATTATTAATTAATTATTAACCATTAAAAAAAGAAAAGAAAAAAATGGCAATTGACTTAAACGCGATTAAGGCTAAACTTAATCAATTACAAACGACCGGCACTCGCCGAAACAATTTATGGAGACCTGAACCAGGTAAACAAATTGTAAGAATTGTGCCTTATCAGCACGACAGAAGTAATCCTTTCAGAGAACTTTATTTTCATTATGATTTAGGTAAGAAAAATTATCTATCTCCAATTACAAACGGAAAAGCAGATCCAGTTGTTGAGTTTTGTGAAAAACTTAAAGCATCAGGTAATTCCGATGAATGGAAGTTAGGTAAGAAGATGGAACCTAAAATGAGAACATATGTTCCTATCCTTGTAAGAGGTTCGGAATCAGAAGGTGTTAAATTTTGGGGTTTTGGTAAACAAGTATATACTGAATTATTAGGTATTATTTCAGATCCAGATTATGGTGATATTTCAGACCCAATGGGAGGTAGAGATATCTTAGTTGAATTTACTCCAGCAGAAGCAGGAGCATTTCCAAAAACTACTATTAGAGTAAAGCCAAATGTTACTCCAATGACAGAGGATAAAAATGTTGCTGAACAAGCAGCAAATAATCAATCTAACTTAGATGATATTTTTAAAGAGCCATCATATGATGATCTTAAAGGAGCATTAGAAGAATGGTTGAATCCTGATAGTGATACTGGTACATCGACAGATGCAAGACCTGCAGCAACAGAAGCACCAAAGAAAGAGGCGGCACCAGCCGGCGTCAATAAAGTAGATGATGTATCTGCAGCATTTGACGAGTTATTTAACGAATAAAAAAGTTACATTTATGGCAAAATCAAAAACAAAGAGCGAACTAGCGGACTCCTTAGCAATAGAATTAGCTGATAGTCTTAATAAGAAGTTTAAGAATACAGGATATCAAACTGCATTTTTCTTAGATGGAGATACTAAGGCACCTAGCGAAGTTAGAGGTTGGGTAGGAAGTGGTTCCTCAATGCTTGATCTTGCAATTTCAAATCGTAAGGAAGGTGGATTTCCTGTCGGTAGAATTACTGAGATTACAGGATTAGAAGCATCAGGAAAATCTTTATTAGCAGCACATGCTTTAGCAAATTGTCAAAAGCAAGGTGGGTTAGCTGTTTATATTGATACAGAAAATGCAATAAGTAGAGAGTTTTTAGAAGCAATAGGACTTGATCTGGAAAAGATGTTATATGTCCCTTTAGAAACAATCGAAGACATTTTCGAAGCTATTGAAAGTATAGTAGTAAAGATTCGTGAATCGAATAAAGACAGATTAGTAACAATTGTAGTAGATTCTGTAATGGGGGCTTCTACAAAAATTGAAATGGCTAAAGAATTTGATAAGGATGGTTATGCGACAAGTAAAGCTATTATATTATCAAAAGGTATGCGAAAGCTTACAAATATGATAGGCCGTAACAAAATTTGTTTAATATTCACAAATCAATTACGAACTAGACTAGGAGTAGCATTTGGAGACCCTTATACTACATCAGGTGGTAAAGCGATTCCATTTCACGCTTCGGTAAGGTTACGACTCAAATCAGTTGGTCAAATCAAAGTTAAAAAGGACGGTGTCGATCAGGCTATCGGAATTAAAACTAGATGCCAAGTGGTTAAAAACAGAATGGGTCCACCATTGAAAACTATTGATTATGATATCTATTTTGAATCAGGAATTGATAACTACGGTGGTTGGCTTAATGTTATGAAGCAATTTAAGTTAGTAGGAACAGCAGGTGCATGGTATACATTTACTAGAGAAGATGGTACAGATGTTAAATTCTTATCAAAAGATTTTGAAAAGAAGTTAGATGAGATCGACGGATTGAAAGATGAAATCTATGCACAAATATGTGAAGCCTATATTCTTAAATATAAACCAGGCGAGGACATTGGAATTGATGATGTTCAAATAGATGAAGAATTTGTTAGCGAAGAAGGCTAATGAAAGGACGTTTTTTTGACATACTACAAGAAGTAGAAAGGGAAAGAGAGCAAGGTAAAGGATCAAGTAAGGACAGCCATCTTTTAGTGATCGACGGTCTGAATACATTCATTAGAGTGTTTTCAGCCGTGCCGGCTCTTAATGACGACGGACAACATATAGGCGGCGTAACAGGTTTTTTAAGATCTGTTGCCGCCGTTATCCGTAAGATAAAGCCAACGAGGTGTGTAATTGTATTTGATGGTAAGGGCGGTTCTAAGCGAAGAAAAGAACTATTTCCAGAATACAAAGCAAATCGGGCTAACAAGACAGCATTTAATAGGTATCAAGAATTTGCTTCATTAGAAGATGAATCTGCTTCGATGAAAAAACAATTTGGTCGAATGGTACAATATCTAAATTGCTTACCTGTTACTACATTATCTATTGACAATGTAGAAGCAGATGATATAATGGCATATATTGCAAATGAAGTATATACTAAAGATGAAAATAGAGTTACAATTTGTTCAACAGATAGAGACTTCCTTCAGTTAGTGAATAATAGAATTTCAGTATGGAGCCCTATAAAAAAGAAGATGTACACTCCAAGTGTGATGCAAGAAGAATTTGGGTTTAGCTCAAAGAACTACTTGGTGTACCGTTCTTTTATTGGTGATAAGTCCGATAATATACCAGGACTTAAAGGAGTAGGACCTAAGAGCCTAATTAAACATTTTCCAATGTTTACTGACGATAGAGAAGTTACAATACAAGAACTAGTTGAACATGCAGCAAATGTAGAAAAGAAATATAAAGTGCATGAACTAGTTTCAAAGAATGAAGAATTATTAGACCTTAATTATAGACTTATGCAGTTAAAAGAAGTTGATATACATGGAGGTGCTAAAATGATAACATTAGATAAGATGCAAGGTGATATAGACAAGCTTAATACTTATGAGTTTAAGAAAATGTTTATGGCCGATAAAATGTATACAGTTATCAAAGATTTAGATTCTTGGTTAAATTCATCATTCAATTCACTGAATGCATTTGCTTCGTTGGGTAAAGATTAGGTTATTTGAAAATAAATTATTATAATTAATGCATGACAGATAGATTAAGTAGTTACGGATACGCATTTCAGATTAAAGTTATAACAAGTTTGTTAGTAGATAAATCATTTCTACAACAAATTTCAGATATCCTTAGTCCGAAGTACTTTGAATCAGATGCAAATGAATGGATTGTATCTACAATATTAGAATACCAGAAAGAATATAATGCCTCGCCTACATTAGAAGTAATGAAAGTGAAACTAGAAAAGGTTGAGCATGATGTATTGAAAGACCAAGTTGTTGCACACCTTAAGGATGCTTGGAAATATACAGACTCTACAGATTTAGAATATATAAAAGACCAGGCAATGGACTTTTGTAAGAATCAAGAAATCAAAAAAGCAATTCTAGGATCAGTTGAATTATTAAAACATGGTCAATATGATGAGATAAAGGCTACAGTTGATAATGCACTTAAAGCAGGTGCAGATAAAAATATTGGGCATGATTATATGACTGATATAGATGAACGATATACTGAAGCTGTTAGGTTTGTACAAGAAACTCCATGGGAAGTTATTAATGAATTGACAGACGGTGGACTAGGTAAAGGTGAGTTAGGAGTAATGGTAGCACCGGCAGGTATTGGTAAGTCATGGGCATTAATGAATGTAGGAGCTCATTTAGTTAAGAAAGGAAAGACGGTCGTACATTATACATTAGAGCTGAATGAGGCTTATGTTGGTTTAAGATATGATTCAGTTATAACAGGTATTGCAAATCAAAACTTGAAACATTATCAAGAAGATATTAAAGAACAGTTATCTAAATTGAAAGGAGAACTGATCATTAAACATTATCCTACAAAATCAGTATCGGTAATGGGTATTAGAGCCCATGTTGAAAAATGTATTATGCAAGACAAGAAGCCAGATGTTATTATAGTTGATTATGCAGATTTGTTAAGAGGTCATGGTCAAGAAAAGAGACATGAACTTGAAGGTATATATGAAGATCTTCGTGGTATGGCTGGAGAATATGAAATACCAGTTTGGACAGCATCTCAAGCAAATAGATCAGCATTAGAAGAAGATGTTATTGATGCTAGTAAAGTTTCAGAGTCATATGGTAAAGTAATGGTTGCTGATTTTATATTATCATTATCTAGAAAGGTACAAGATAAGTTAGCAGGAACAGGTAGATGGCATGTTATTAAGAATAGGTTCGGCCCAGATGGCATTACATTGCCAAGTAAGATGAATACTTCAAATGGACAATTTAATATTTATACAGATACGTCCGTAGGCGGTAGAGATACTCAAAAGCAGATGGATAATGGTAATGATATGGCTAGACAGATGCTAGCTAGAAAATATCAAGAAACACAATCTGAAGGTTTTGAGTAAAAAGTTAAGAAAAAGTTACGTAAATGAACCTTGGACATGCACTCAGTGTATATTTATATAGGAAATTAGTTGATTTACGTAGCCATTAGCAGCTACATTTTTACATTTAAAATAATAAAATAAACAAAAGAAAAGGAAAAATATGGACATCTCAACACAAATATTATCAGATATTACAGTATACATGAAGTATGCAAAATATATTCCAGAACTAGAAAGAAGAGAGACCTGGGAAGAACTAGTTACACGAAATAAGACAATGCATCAAAAAACCTTTCCAACACTTAAGAAAGAAATTGAGTCTGCATATAGATTTGTGTATGATAAAAAAGTATTACCATCAATGAGGAGTATGCAATTCGCTGGTAAACCTATAGAGATTAGCCCAAATAGAATATATAATTGTGCATATCTTCCTATTGATGACTGGAGAGCCTTTTCAGAAACAATGTTTTTACTTTTAGGTGGAACAGGCGTAGGATATTCAGTACAGAAACACCATGTAGATGAATTACCTGAAATTAGAAAACCTAATTATAATAGAACAAGAAGATTTTTAATTGCAGATTCAATAGAAGGTTGGGCAGATGCAGTTAAAGCTCTTATGAAAAATTATTTTCAAGGAGGCTCTCATCTAAAATTTGATTATTCAGATATTAGACCAAAAGGAGCTAGATTAGTAACCTCAGGTGGTAAAGCACCAGGACCACAACCATTAAAAGAATGTTTGGTTAAAGTGGAGGGACTATTGAAAGGAAAACAAGATGGAGAAAAATTATCTACATTAGAGACTCATGATATTGTTTGTCATATTGCAGATGCAGTATTGGCAGGTGGTATTAGAAGAGCTGCTCTAATCAGTTTATTTTCGGCACATGATGAAGAAATGATTTCATGTAAGTCAGGTAATTGGTGGGAATTGAATCCACAAAGAGGTAGAGCTAACAATTCAGCGGTATTAATGAGACATAAAATCACTAAAGAGTTTTTTATGGATCTATGGAAAAGAGTTGAATTATCTGGTGCAGGAGAACCTGGTATATACCTTTCAAATGATAAAGATTGGGGAACTAATCCATGTTGTGAGATAGCATTAAGACCATTCCAATTTTGTAACTTATGTGAAGTGAATGCAAGTGATATTGAATCACAGGAAGACTTTGAAAATAGAGTAAGGGCAGCAGCGTTTATAGGAACATTACAAGCAGGTTATACCGAATTTCATTATTTAAGACCAGTATGGCAAAGAACAACTGAGAAAGACGCTTTAATTGGAGTTTCTATGACAGGTATAGGGTCTGGTACGGTACTAGGATATGATATGAAATCGGCAGCTAAGATAGTTAAAGAAGAAAATGTCAGAGTAGCCGCAATATTAGGTATTAATAAATCAGCAAGAACAACAACAGTAAAACCTGCAGGAACAACATCATTAACTTTAGGAACATCATCAGGAATTCATGCTTGGCATAATGATTACTATATTAGAAGAATAAGAGTAGGTAAAAATGAATCAATGTTTAAATACCTATCAGAATACCATCCTTCTTTAATTGAAGATGAATACTTTAGACCACATGATACAGCAGTTATTAGTATTCCACAAAAATCACCAGAAGGTGCTATTATGAGAACCGAATCACCATTCCAATTACTTGAAAGAGTTAAGAAAGTTGCAACCGAATGGATTAAGCCAGGTCATAGATCCGGAAACAATACTCATAATGTTTCTGCAACAATATCATTAAGAGATCATGAATGGGATGCTGCAGGAGAATGGATGTGGGACAATAAAGAACATTACAATGGCCTATCAGTTCTACCTTATGATGGTGGTACTTATACACAAGCTCCATTTGAAGATATTGATGAAGCAACATATGAAAAGATGATGGGAACATTATCAAATGTAGATTTATCTGAAATTGTAGAAACAGATGATGAAACAGATTTGAAAGGTGAATTAGCTTGTGCAGGAGGCAGTTGTGAAATCACATAATGATTGGATATACCAGCTTTGGGTAGAATATGTTAATCAATCATCCAAATTTTATTGGGAAAATGGTTACAAGGTCATGACAAGAAAATATCATTTAGAAAGAGGATATTGTTGTAACTCAGGATGTAGACATTGTCCTTATAAAAAGCATTGAAAAGATTTGCCTAATTGAAATATTTTTCTTATCTTTATATATAAATAAAAAGTAGAAGATATGACAAAGAACGAGTTAATTAATGTAATTGTAAGTTTAAAATCGGACTTAAAGTTCCTAAAAAGAAATTTGCAATTTAGAATGGAAGGAAATGACATTGAAGAAGTATTATCAAGATATCAAGATGAGGACAGCAAATATGCCGCCCAATCCGGTGCATTTCAAGCAATGGCCAGCATGGATAATGATACCTTTAAAAGGTCGATCGAATCCATAGAGAAAATGGAAAAACAATTAGAGATATGAAAAAAGGTTATTCCGGTCCATATTATGTTGTAGATAAAAAAAGTAAAGAGATCTTCACTTATAAAAAAGATGTTGGTAAGCATTATAACATATATGGCACATATAAACAAATGCAAGAAAAGTTATCAAAGAAAGGACTTATTTTAACTAGGGAAGTAGAATAATTGGAAAAAAGTTCCAAAAAGATTTGCCTAATTGAAATATTTTTCTTATCTTTATATAGAAGATAAAAAGGTAAGGGGTCAAGCCATAAGATGACCTAAAAATTAAAAATTAAAAAATGAATCAAAATTTAGAAAACCTCCATTTAATGTCCTTCCATGAATTACAAGGATTGAAAGCTCAAATCACAACATTATTAACTATGAAGAGACCTGCATTTAAAGTAGGTATGAAATGTGAAGTTAATTCACCTAAAGTAGCTGGCATTGTTGGAGAGATAGTAAAAGTGAATAGATTGAAATGTAAGGTCAAATTAAATGGTCAGACATGGAATGTTCCAAAAGATATGATTGAATTAGTATAGTATGAAAGATTCATGGATTATATTCGATTTGGACGGCACATTAGCCGACATCGAAAACAGAAGAAAATTAGCAGTTAAAGCTAACGGTAAGATGGATTGGGATATATTCTTTTCACCTAGATTAGTCGAAACAGATGAGCCAAAAGAATCTGTAATAGAAATGGCTCGTGTGTTATCATCATCTGGCCACAAGATAGCAATATTATCAGGTAGAAGTAAAGCAACCAAACAAGTCACTACAGAATGGTTAAGATTCCATGGAGTGCCATTTGATGTTTTAAAATTACGCCCAACTAGTCATCCATGGAAATTTATGCCAGATGATAAGTTAAAGCAGGGTTGGCTAGATGACCTTTGGCCAGATGATAAAAAAGATAATATTGTATGTGTCTTTGATGATAGAGATAAAGTAGTTCAGATGTGGCGAGAAAATGGACTTGATTGTTTTCAAGTAGCCCCAGGAGATTTTTAGAAAAAAAAGGCACAAATATTTGTGCGTTTGCAAAAAATTAGTTATATTTATAATAAATCAAAAAACAGTTATATGAAACATTTTAAGTTTAAATCAGTAGATCTAACATTCGATATGAAGAAATTACCTTCATACGATCAAGAATATTTAAGAACAATGGTATTCGAAACCATTGGACAGAAGTCAGTAAAAAATTCAGGCAAACCTTTTTCAGATGCATATCAATATCCAGATAACTTTACATTATTTAATGATGAAGTTGAGATGTTGAATTATATGTCAGACTTTACAGGTAAATATGATAATACAGCATCCCATTTATTACATGGTAAAAAGTATTATTTTGCATGGACATATTCTTCTTAAATATTAGGATATATGAAAAGTATTTCTTATATTAAATTAAAATAAAGGATAAATTATGGCAAAGTATCAATCAACAAAAATATTCGATAACTATTCGGTGGCATTGAGACAATGGAAAGCATCTCATTCTCATTGCGAATTGTTACATGGATATGCATTAAAATTCAAAGTATGGTTTGAATCAAAAGAACCATTAGAAGAAAATCAATTAGATGAAATGAATTGGATCGCAGATTATGGAGGATTCAAATCTACGGACGCAACACCTACACCAGGTAATGGTCTTAAAGATTGGATGAACTATATGTGGGACCATACATTATTAATTGAAAAAGATGATCCATATTTGGACTTCTTTCAATCAGCAGCTATGGAAGGCGTATGTTCATTAAGAGTTATGGATAAGATGGGAGCTGAGTCATGTGCCAAATTAGTATTTGATAAATTTAATGATGTTATGTCAAAGACCGGTGGTGGTAGAGTAAAAGTAGTTAAAGTAGAATGTTGGGAAGCTGACAGAAATTCATCGATATATAGTGAATAAGAGAATAGAAGATTATAATAAGGTCTTACCTGTATTAGAAGTATATAGGTGTATACAATCCGAAGGAAGTAGGTTTGGAAGGCCAACGATAGCAGTTAGAACTACCGGATGTACTCATAGATGTTATTTCGGAGAAGGTGGGTGGTGTGATTCTTGGTATACAAGTATCCATCCAGAAAAAGGTACATTTACATTCAATGATATTATTAAGATATATGACGAAAATCCTCAGATATCAGAAATGATGTTGACTGGTGGTAGTCCGACAATGCATCCTGCATTAGTAAATGAGTTGTCTCATTTTGCAAATGAAAGAGGAATATTGATTACAATTGAAACAGAGGGAAGTAAATATGTTGAAACGGATTATCCTTTGGGCTTATTATCCATTAGCCCGAAATTTAGTAATAGTGTTCCTGTATTGGGCGCTATTACGCCAGCTGGTAAAGTGGTAGATGAAAGAATGATAAAAACTCATAACAGATTTAGATTAAATACAGAGTCAATGAAACAAATGATTGACTTTCATGATGATTATCATTATAAACCAGTATGGGACGGTACAGATGAGAATCTGAAAGAGATAGAAGATTATAGAGTTGAATTAGGTATTCCTAAAGATAAGACATATGTAATGCCAGCCGGAGATACGAGAGATACATTGATAGAAATGTATCCTAAAGTATTTCAAATGGTAGCAGAACATGGATATAATATGTCAGGTAGAGATCATATTATAGCATTTGATACAGAAAGAGGTGTTTAATAAAATGGAGAAAAAAATGAAAATGAAACCCATGGGTGATCAGCTTTTATTGAAAGCACAAGAAACCCAAACAAAAACTAAGTCAGGTATTATCTTGACAGCGACAAATGATGTATATGGATATGCAGATGTGATTGATGCAGGTCCAGGCTTATTTACACAAACAGGAGATAGAATTCCAATGACCGTTAAAAAAGGTGATATGGTTTTGGCTCCTGTAAGTAAATTAAGTGGTAAAAATGGCAATCAAATTAAATTAGAAGAAGAGGCATATGTGTTAGTCCGTGAATCGGAAATAGCAATGGTGTCAGTAAGTGATTCGTAATAATAAAACTGAAGAATTATATGTGTAAAAATAA